CTACGCAGCATCAGTGTTGCTCCTGGGGGCGCTGCCAGCGCATGCGCTGCAGCGATCGTCTGAGATCCACAAGCACGGTCCGGCAAGACCGACACAGCGGTCTGCTTCGCTGCAGGCGCATACGACGCACAAGCGGGGAGCTTCGACACCCTTCGCTGACAGAGCGACCAGCGCGCCGAGGTCGAATTGCAGCACCTGGTGAAGCACGACGATCGTGTTGAACGACGCAGGCATCTGGTCGCTCTCGATCTGCGCAAGCCAGCCGCGGCCGAGATGTTGTGCCCAGCGCGGCGCAGTTGCGATCCGCTCGGCCACATCGGCGATCGATAGTCCTGCCGCCTCGCGACGTGTCCGCAGGTATTGTCCAGGGGTCAGCGTCATGCCGCGACCTGCTGGTCGAGGTTCCCGCCGGCTGCGACATCAAGGTGATCAATGGCGTCGAGCAGTAACCGCATGCTTTGCGGGATGTCATCGTCGGTGAGCAGATTTAGCGCCTGCAGAGTGCTAGCCTGCCACCGTAGGACCTTCGATCTGTTCGTGAGGGCTTCGCGTCGATCGAGCATGGGGAGAGTCCAGGCAGCAGTTTCCCGCCCCGGGAATCATGATGATCGCGGGCGGGTCGGGGGCGGCGGTGTTAGGTGAGCGGCGGATGGGGGTTAGGGTGGCGCTTCCGGTGGAGAGCCGATGTGCTCGAGTTGGTAGCGTAGCTTGGCGGTGGCGCGTTCGAGATCAGCGATGTGATCTAGCGCTGCCTGGGCCTCGCGAGGTGTCACCTTCGCACCGTCCTCGCCGGTGCCGGCAAGCGCGTCCGACACGGCGCGAGAGACGTCGCCCACTTCGATGCTGAGCGCCATCACGCCAGTACGCAGACAGGGCTCTGCCCCATCGCGCTCCGGTAGCATGATCACGACCGCGCCCAGCAGGCTCGCCATCGCGCTCAGAATGTGAGGATGCCCATCCTCGCGAGCGCCGATGCCGTCGATCCGAACGGCGTTGCGGATTGAGATGCTGGCGCGATCGTTCTTTGAGCAGAAGCACGAGATCCGTGTGTCCGAGAGCCCGGTCTCGTCCTCGCACACCTTTCCACCGCCTGCGGCCTGCACGGCCCGCTTGGTTGCCTCGGCGAGCCGACGCTCTGCGACTGGCAGCTGCACGTCACCCATGACGGGAAACACCAGTTTTGATTCCCGATGCGCGCCGCGCTTGGCGCGGGCAAATATGCCGCAATGAGGTGTACGTCGACGGCAACCGGGGGGAGGAATGCCGTCGACGCTCGCCGCCAACGTAGCGGCCGAGAGAAACTGGTGATGGGGCCCGCGTCATCGAGCTGGCTCGATGTTGCCGGACAAGGGCTGTGCGGCTGGCTCCGGACCGAACAGGTCAGGACGAAGCTGCTCTTTAGAAAAGCCGAGTTTCGCTTGGTCAACGAGGATCGTTTCCTCAGCAGGAAGCGGCTTTCCGTCTCGCAGAAGCTTGTAAACGTAGGACTGGCTACGCTTGATGATCCGCGCAAACGCCGACTGTCCATCTGCAGCACGAACCGCTCGTGCGAGCGGTGATTCGATGTGATGCTCGATAGCCATGACAACGACCTATTCTATATAGAATACATCGTCAATTGCGAATCGATGCTACCGGCCTATTCTAATGCGAATAGAACGTGCTGATGCGGATAGGTCAGCGCATTGCTGAAAGGCGGAAGGCGAAAGGGCTTTCACAGGGCGCTTTGGCGAAGCGCTCGGGCTTGTCTCAGCCGACGATCGGAAAGTTGGAGGCTGGGATCAGTTCTGGCTCGTCTTACATGCATCGCATCGCGCGCGCGCTCGATACGACGTCAGCATACCTTACCGGGGAAACTGACGATCCTGATCTGAATGCCGCCCCGCCAGCAGTGCCATCGCCCCATCAGGTTCTGCTGCCTGTATCACTCCCGAGTGAGAACGCTTTGGCAGATATGTTTGAGGGGCTTCTACTGGCGATACACGAGTTCCGGCCAATAGAGGGATGGCATCTGGACGAACTCGGGCGTGAGCTCGCTCAGCTGCTGCCCACCGGGCTGTCGCAGCTGCAAGGGCGACTGATCGAGCTTCCTCGGCCGCCTCGCCTGCGGTCCAGCCGATCGGTCCCGCCAGCAGATTCTGAAGCCCGTTCCAATGACGATCGCGAACTGCAGCGATGACAGCGCAATGCGAATCGCAGGGTATGCATCCCGTCCTACATCCGGGGGTGTCCCGGAACACCGATTTATCCAAACCGACTCAGCCCTCCTGTTCCTTATATGTTCTATATCAAGCCGAACTGGGGAGCGCGAGTGGGTGACTGACTGTGAACCGGACGCTCACACGGAATGCAGCGCTGCGAGCATGATTGTTCGGTACCGTCTACTGATCTCTCCAAACCGTCACAGCCTCTCGTTCGTTTTATGTTCTTAATTAGGCCTGCAGGTGGGAAGCGAATCGATGAGTGATGACGGCTCTAAGTTGGCGAAATTGCAAATTCGGGCAGTCTTGCTCGACTTAATTGACGGGCTAAACGCCCATCAACAGGTCTTAGGTCATATCTTGTTAGACGAACGACCGAAGGCCATCGCCCAGCTTGCCGTCGCTGGCGATGCCATTGCGGCTGCTGTCGAGCGCATCGCCATCATGATTGAGACGGACTGATGGCCTCGAACCTTGATGAACGGCTGAAGCATCTGCGTCAATTAGAAGAGGCGGCGCGGGAGCGGGACGCACGGGAGCGCTTGAAGGGCGGCAGCGGCGATGGCACATCAGGCGGGATGACCGACGATTGGAAAGAAAGCGTCAACGGACAGCTGAAGCAGTTGCACGACGATGTGCGTCGGTTGACCGGCTGGATTATTGCTGGTGCGATCACCCCGTTCGTCGCCATCATTGGTCTGTACGTATTCACTAGCTTAAAGTCCGACAACGTCGGCAATCGGATCGTGGCTGTCGAAAGTCGTATGACCGCGTTGCAGGTTGAACAGGCGAAACAGGGCGGCAAGCTCGATTTGCTTTTGGAACGTAAGGCTGCGCGGACGACCCAGTAGGCTGGGGTATCGTCGGGGTACGTTGCCCTAAACCGGCATCAAAAACCGCGCTTTTCCGGGGGTCTTTATACGCCGCGGCGGAGGGATCCTCCGCCGCAGTCGCACCAAAAAGGGGAGTAATGCACGCTTCGGTAACTTGGCTCGGCTCCGCCGTGGTCGCGATCGCATGGTAGTATCCGTTTGACTATCAACACTGAAACTCCGGGCTCAATCATTTTATCGCCGTGAACGTCACCGTCTCGCAGCGGTGCGCTCCCTCTCACTTTCTGGTTTGCGCAAACCCTGGGTGCATGATCTTAATTGTCTTTGCGCGCTTTCTTGCCTAGGCTTCCTAGGAATGAGTGCATGCAAACGCATTCTGAGGGGTTGGACATAATACTATGATCACCAGTTGGAAGATTTCTAACATTAAGTCTTATAACGGCGACCATGATGTTCCGCTTAGCATGATTAATCTCGTGGCCGGCGCTAATAGTAGTGGTAAAAGTACACTTATACAAAGTATCTTATTGCTAAAACAGACTCTTCAGTACGGCGCCACTGACCGAACGCTATTGCTGAATGGGCCTCTGTTGCGTCTGGGGTCGGTAGATGAGGTGATTACATCGACAGGTAGCCCAGAAAATTTTATAATTGGCTTCCGCATGTCATTCAGCCAGTCGGCTATGCGCACAATAAGCCAGCAATGGGTGGGCAAGGCTCATGCGCAATTTTTTGGCCTTAAGCAGGAATCTTACCTAAGCGAGATTGTAGTTCAGGCTAATTGGACAAAGTCTAAGGAAGCTAAACGACATTCCGCTCCACAAAGTCGCTTCTCACCAGATCTCGATAGTTTGGCAATCGATATAGTCAAAGTTGAGCAAAGTGGACCGCAGCGTCAAAATCTAAACATGGTGGCTCCTAAAGGCCCGAAACATCAGGCCGTGTTACCTTTTGCGGTAATACTTGATCCGCTTTCAATAGATGAATTGAGCAAAGATAAGCCAGGCTGCCAACTAATCGGCGCGTCGCTTGATCGATTTCTACCAGCGTATGTCGGCATGAGTTATGATGCCTCGGCAAAACGGGCCGCTGAGATTGCCAAGTTCATATTTGATCGAAGATTCTTGGGCATTCAATCGGCTTCATCTTTTTCTAATGATACTTTGCCTGCTGAAGCGACAAAGATCGTATCAGATTGGCTCGTAAAGCATCAAGAGGCCCCGCTGCCGGTAGGCAATTTGACAGTGGAGCAAGTGAAATCGGCGGTTGAGAAGATTATTCCACCATTTGATTTTATTATTACTGCGAGGACTGCGCCTAAAGTTGAAGCAGATATTAGTGAATTAAAAACTATATTTACCCGCCTCCTCGCGGAAGAATTGCCTAGTAAGCAAGACTTCGATTTTTCTTTGCCAAGTAATTTGCGTCTTGCCACGCAGGTCATTCAGGATGTTTTTAAGGACGGGCTGCGATATTTAGGGCCTCTCCGAGACCCGCCGCGACCGGTGTATCAGTTAGAAGCGCTCCCCAGTTCAACCGACGTTGGTTACCGTGGAGAGCATACCGCCGCAGTGCTTGATCTAAATAAAGATAAGTACATTAATTACTATGCACCCCCCTCCGAAGATCTAAAATCCGATTACATATCAGAATCGTCCAAGAAGTATGATCGTCTGCAGGTGGCTGTAATATCGTGGCTTCAGTACTTGGGCGTCGCTGAATCGGTTCGCACAGCGGACGAGGGGGTCTTTGGTAATAGGCTACGCGTATCCACCGCGGGAAGTAAAGACTTACACGATCTGACAAACGTTGGTGTAGGAGTGAGCCAGGTATTGCCAATCGTAGTAATGGCACTTTTAGCACCCAGTGAAAGCTTTCTGATCTTTGAGCAGCCTGAACTTCATTTGCATCCTAAAGTACAAGCTCGGCTGGCTGACTTCTTTCTGTCCCTAGCCCTTCAGCAAAAACAGGTCCTCGCTGAGACTCATAGTGAATATATGATCGATCGAATGCGTCTTCGCGTTGCGTTGGCATCTGACGATACACTACGATCTATGCTGAATATTATGTTTTCAGAGCGAAAATCTGGGGAAAGTAAGTTGAGGTCTATTGCCTTGACCGAATATGGATCCGTTGTCGATTGGCCCGCTGAGTTCTTCGATCAGTCTCAAAGCGACGTCGCCAAAATCCTCAAGGCCGCATCAGCCAAGCGCGCTGCGAGACGATCGAAGCAATGATCTCATTATTTGTGGACACGGCAGTGTTGGCGATACCTAACTACGGTGTTGATTCAGATACAGCTGAAGAAATCATAGCGCGCGCCTTCTCAATGTCGGAGGTAGCGGCGTCCGATCTTCCAATTCAACTATTGCGGCGAGAGGGTGGAGACGATGTTCTTGGTGCCATCGGATGTGGACTAGATTTTGATATTATTAGTCAGTTTCTAGAAATCCTGGAACTCGACGGCATATATTCCGCGATGGACGTATATAAAGCCTACGGCACCCTGTCAGACCGATCCGCTACCGTTTGTACTGAGCAGTTGCTATCAAGCCTGGACTCGTTCGTGCTTCGGCCGGATCATGTTCGTAATATGGCCCCCGTTGAACTTGCTGACGAGAGTAAGCTTTGCCTCCTAACCGCCTCAAAAATGCATGACTCTAACGATTGCGTGGGATTCGTTCCCGGTTGGGCGGGTGAGGACCACAATCTAATCGAAGTCAGTCGCGAACATTCCCAGTCCGGGGAATCGAAATCTTTTGAGACTAAAATTCCACTGTTTCGTGCTTTATCGGACTTGTCTAAACATCGCATGGGGCCAAAACTATGGGCCGATGCAAATTGCGCAAGCGACATTTGCTTGGCAATTGCGGTAAGAGCATCGGAGATGCTAATAAATGCCGGTAAGGAGGTAATAGACGGTGCGTTACTGCCCTTCGCGGTGGGGTCTGAATTCTTTGAATCCCTCCAACGATGCCAAGCGGCGGGAAATCAACCCTTCGCCCAGGTGTGCCTCGACAACTGTGCGCAAGTAGTTGCCGACGTCGTCGCAAAGTTTGTCCGGCCAATGGGGGCTAAGCATCATGAGAAACGTGACAGAGACAAGGCTGGCGCTTTCCGCCTTCACGTCACGGAAAACAAGCAAGGCCTTAGATTAATGTATTGGAAGACTAAGAATGAAATCGAGTTTGCTAACGTGGGGCCAAAGAAAGAAGAGGTAATTCTTTCAGGAAAGGCTGTCGGTATAACAAAGATCGACCTTTCCGCACTCATAAACTGAAGATGTCTAAATATAAGCGTGCACGATCTCGCCAGATGTCTGGCATGCGAACGAACGGCACATTTTGAAATTATTATTTTAGTTCGCGAATTTTGCTTATGGGCGTTTTAAGACGGGTGTCGCCGGGGGTAGATCTCCGCATTGCCTGCGGCAGAATGCAGCATTGCGGCGGGATCTGCCCAGGCGCGGCGGAGGCTGTCTCGCCCCCGGGAATGTCTGATGTGGAGAGGAAAGCGGACGTCAGACGTCGCCTGCCAGCCACGCAAAGAGGACATAGCCGCCAAACAGGACGATCAGGATTATTCCTGCGACTACAGGACCAAGGAATGTCCGGCTGCGGTCGATCGGCGCTTCCATGCCTAAAGGACGAGCACGGACGCATGATTCATCTTTGACCGCGCTAACTGTTGAGCGCTGCCTGCCTGGGGTATCGTTGGGGTGCATCGTGGGATAGCCTGCTCGCAAACCGCAGGTTTCTGCGGGGTGTGATCGGCTGCGGCGGAGGGTTCCTCCGCCGAACGACGTGCCATTGCTACTAGTCTGCTGAGCATGCCATATCTTTCGGGTTGGGAAGGAAAGCGTACGTTGCCGCGTCTGGCTAATTACTATCTGCTCGAGGTCTTCACCCGGCGTTTTTAGGCCGACAGCCCGAATCTAGCTCAAGCGGCGCTTGAGCGCTCAACATCTCACTTCGAGTTTGCTCGAGATGATTATTGAATTTCGGATCGACCGTATCCGGCACGTTGCGAGGCTCTAGGCATTCGAGGGTGTATATGACCATCGCGCACTGCTGATCACCTCCTGCCTTAGATCGTAGCCATCTTACATCTCGACTTCGATAACGTGACTCTGATTTGCACCAGTTCATTGACGCATTCTGAACCCTCACATACTCCCAGAGCGGGTCTTTCATCTCGGCTTTAGTGAAGTATCCGAGACTCACGACATAGCCCAAGCTCCCACTCACCGCCCGGTAAGCGATACCTAAGTTCTCCGGAGGCGGTGGAACTGATACGCACGACGCGATGGGCAGGCCTGCGAGAAGCAGCACAACTGTGGTTAGAAGCCTGGGCATTCTCGCGTTGTGCTCATACTTGCCGTAAACCGCAACCGAAGCTTTCCGGTAGTCTGTCTCTAAGAGGCCATGTCCGCTATTGGGCGTTTTGTACTGGGGTATCGCTGGGGTACAGTGTGAAAGCCGGCAGATGGAAGCGGCGCTTTCCCGCGGGTTGGGAAAGGCTGCGGCGGAGGGTATATCCTTCGCGGCAATTTCTGGTTTGGAGAGGGAAGCGGTCTTACGATCGTTGGCAGCTGTCACCAAAGGATGTGGTCGGTGATCACGCCCGCCCTTACGAGGAAGCCCAGCGCCGCCCCGATGCAAACGATCGCTCCATACACAGCAATAGCTCGCGTTCGGCTGCGATAGTCCGTCTCGTAGCTCATGCTTGGTTACCTCGTGGCCTGAATGAGCCACAAAGGTGCACGATCGTACCCATGTCTGCAATTGGACGGAAGCGGATGACCGCTTAGGCACGATACGTCTTTGATTGAGCTAGCTGTCGAACGCTGCCTGCCTGGGGTATCGTTGGGGTACATCGTGGCATAGCCTGCTCGCAAATCGCAGGTTTCTGCGGGGTGTGATCGGCTGCGGCGGAGGGTGTATCCGCCGCAGCCGGTTAGAATTACATAGCTTATGCCCGGGAGGCGGTTGCATCCAGGTGAAGATATCGGCTGTTGAAACCCGCCTCGGAAACCAATGCCCCCCAATCAGGAATTGTCACGCCTCGCTTGCTATGGCCGATCAAGCCGTCCTGCACGAGGGCCTTGATGGTCCGGTTGATATGAACAGTCGTCAAGCCGAGGGCATCTCCCATTTGCTCCTGGGTCATGGGTAGTTCGTATGGCTGACCATGCGGTAAGCCTCGCTTGTCGAGTCTGTAGGCAAACTCGCAGAGAAAATGAGCAGTACGGGTGCGTGCATCGCGGCGCCCGATATTCAGTGTCCATTCCCGCGACATTGATAGTTCAACGATTGTCAATGCGAACAACGCGTGTGCCACGGAAGGTCGTTCAGATACTAGCGTACGCAGTGCGTCATGCGATATCGTAGCAACCTCGCAACGTATTAGAGACTGTACGTTACTGTCTGCAGTAGAGAGATGCAGCTGCTGCAGGTCGTATACTTCACCCGCAATAAGTATCGAAACAATCTGCCGGTGGCCGTCCGAGTTGATTTTATGGCGGTAGGCAAACCCAGATACCAGCATACTGCACCGGTCAGGCTTGTCGCCCTCGCGAAGAAGATAGCTTCCGGTATCGTAGGATCGTAAGTCGTAAGGAAGATCAAGTAGCCCGAGCCGATCCTCAGCCGAAAGCGGCGCATGAAGAGCAAGCTTTTCAACCAGTCCAAGTAGTGGACTGATGCTGCCTAATTTCATTCGCAATCCCTCAAAAATGCAGGGCAGGATTGCGCGCATTTGACCGTGAGGCAGATATCTCATGCCGTTAACGTCGGTACCACGCTAAGTAATTAGGTGCAACCACCGTTAACAATTGTTAATACGAGCGATAAGGCCTTGAGGTGGGATATTGATCATTTTATAATATCTCGTCTCCAACATATGATAGCTTTCGGTAGCGACGGTGGAGGGGGACACCGCCGCAAAACAAACTTGAATAGGGTAACACAGTGCAATTTCGTGTGATCGTAGCTGGAGAGAACGCCGTTTATGTCCATACAAGAACCACGGCTTTAACCGCTGGAGACAGGTTTAAGATCGCTTCCGACAGCCCCGAGGAGGTCCGCGTCCGGCATTTCGCATTCGATCCTGTTGGTTCCGACAGCCCTGAGATGCTGATCATCGCGGATCGGCTCATGTAACGATCAACCCAACTGCCTGCGGCGGAGGGGACCTCCGCCGCATTGCGCCTGGCTAATGCAGAGTGGTCGGGATGAGTCCGATCGCCGCCTTTATGAGCGCTCCAACAACCCTCAGGTCCAGCTGGATCGCTAAGGAACGCAAGGCCCATAAGCCCTCAATTATGTCCTAGACTGATCCTCGCTCATTGCGCCGCATCGCTGAAACTTGCAGCTGCCAATGGGGCTGTCGACAATCAATGGTTGGATACAGGGCCTAACATTTGACCATCACTCCCGTCGTCAGGCTGTGTGAATCCTTTAGGGTGCGTTCCAACATGAAGTGCCCGTCATGGATCTAGCGCTGAATCGGGATTCTCCCTATGTTCTCCCTGGGGGACGCGGGGTATTAATGGGCGTATATTCAGAGGTTCTACCGGCGCGAGCGAGCCGTAAGCAGCAGGCGCTCGATTTCATATCCGAATACATTCTCGAGCACGGCCGCAGTCCCGCGATGCGCGAGATTGCGCTGGCTCTCGACGTCAGCGACACCCGGGCAAAGGCGCTGGTGAAGAAGCTGGCGTTCGAGAAGATGATCGAGCGCGCAGCCGGCGCGCAACGGGCTATCACCGTGCCCGGGTTGCTTGAGCGGCAGCTGATCGGGCGGATGCGCCAGCTGGGCGTCGTCGTGAACGAGGATTTCGCGAACATCGATCGCGTGCGGCTGTTACCACAAGGTCATCTCCCGCTCGTGGCGATCCTCGAGCATATCCCTGACGTCGACGCCGGGGATCTCCATGCCACACCTACCTACTGACCAGGCAACGCCTGCTCTCACAACCGAACGCGAGCAACAGCGCGTAGCGCACTTGGTGCTTGGCGAGCCGCGTCCGAAACCAAAGGGCGCCAACCGGCGCAAGAAAGGCAAGGCGCCGGCGGTTACGCTCGTGCCTGGCATCGAAGAGCGCGTGCAGCTGCGCGAGCGCTGGTCGCACAAGACAAACGGCACGGCTGAGACGCACGAACACGCTGCTGCGCAAGCGCGACGCGAGGGTTCGCTCGCCCGCCTCGTCGGTACCGGTGCGATCGACGCGCACCAGCTCGCCGCGGCGGATCAGATCGCCGAGGCGTACCATTCCATCACGGCCGAGGTTGCGGTGCGCACTGCGAACTTGGAGCCGCGCAGCTCGGGTGGCGGACCGCACAGCGCTTCACACGCGCCAATCGCTGCCGTGATTCGTGAGCGCGCATACGCCCGTTGGCGTGAGGCGGTCGCTCCGCACGGTGCGATGCTACTCGCGATCATCGTCGACGATATGGCGCTAACGACGGCCGCGCGGGACTGGCGGCTTTCCAACCGACGGGCGCGATCGCTCCTGGTCTCGGCGCTGGATAGCTGGAAGCGCTGCTAGGGGTGACCTTTGGGGAACTTCCCACAAGGTCACCTCCCCAAACGGTCACCTAACTCGCAAATCGACCCCGCCACAGCTGTATCCGCTGGACGCCGCCCGCCCCCCTTTGTGCGTGCGTCCTACGTGAAGGGAGATCTGATATGCATCACGATGTTCCCCGATCCGGTGCAGGGGCCGCCCAGTCGAACTCGAACCTGGCCGATCAGCTCGAACGCATCACACCGCGGTTCGATGAGCTGACCCAACGAGTGCGGCTGGGCGTTGTATCTTCGGACGATTACAACGTCCTCGAGGAGCAGGCGCAGGGCATCGCCCGCGACCTGCTCGCCGCCTTCCGGGGCAGCGTCACCCGCGCTGCCCGGCCCCCCCTCTATGTGAGTGCCGATGGCACGAAGGCCGGTTGGTGATGGCAATCCCTCGCGAAGCGATTCAGCGCGCGGTCGACGCCGGTCATCCGGATCATGCCCTGGTCGGCGTCCCGGTGAGCCTATTGCGCGAGATCCTCAGCATCCTCCCGGTCGCGACGATCGCCGCGCGCGTCGCGCCACCCGCCAACCAGGGCGCACCAGCATGAGCACCGCCAAGCACCCCGCTGCGGTCGACGTCGCCGGCACCCCGTATCTTCGTGACGCCAAGGGCAGCCTGGTCCCGCTCGCCGCGGTCAAGCCGGTCGACCTGCTCATGGACGAAACGGTGCGTGCCATCCTGACCGATGCGCGCGAACTGTCCGCCCTCATTGCCGCGTTCAAGGCGCGGACGTTCGAGCGCGTCGGCGCGTTCCAAGCGCTGCTCGCGCAGGAGTACGGCACGACCGTCGGCGGGAAGAAGGGCAACATCACGCTGCTCACCTTCGACGGCCGCGAGCGCGCCCAGGTGCAGGTCGCGGACCTGCTTGAGTTCGGCCCCGAGCTGCAGGCCGCGAAGGTGCTGATCGACGAGTGCCTTATGGGCTGGGCAGGCGGCTCGCCGGTCGAGCTGCAGGCGATCGTCAACGGCGTCTTCCAGGTCGACAAGGAAGGCCGGATCAACCGCGCTGAGCTGTTCCGCCTGCTCCGGCTCGACTTCACCGACCCGCGCTGGCTGCGCGCCATGGAGGCGATCAAGGACTCGATCCGCGTCATTGGCTCGCGCACCTACGTCCGCTTCTACGACCGGCCAGCGCACGACGCGCCGTGGCATCCGGTCACCATCGACTTGGCATCCGCGTAACCACCGTGGGGAAGCTCAAGGCCGTCGGCAGCACGCTCGCCAGGCTCAAGCCGACGATCGGCTCCCTTGCGCCCGTCGAGCGCAGCGCCGACGCCGACCGCCGCCTCTTCAAGCCCTGGCACAAGTGGTACAAATCGGCGCGCTGGCGTGCGCTGCGCGTGCTCGTGTTCACTCGCGACCTTTACACCTGCCAATGGCCTGGCTGCGGCTTCACCTCGGCCGACACGTCGCGCCTGGTGGCGGACCATTGCGAACCGCACCGTGGCGACGAGCGTCTCTTCTGGCTGTTCACCAACCTGCAGACGCTCTGCAAGCCGTGCCACGACAGTCGCAAGCAGCGGGCGGAACGCGCAGCGCTCCTAGCCTGAACGTGCGGGGCAGGGGGGTGGGTCGATCCCTAACGGGGGCCGACCCGCTGGACCCCTATGGCTCCCACGCGGAGATTTTTTCCTCCTGGGCGATCCTGGGTGCGTACTTTCGGGGCGGGGGGCTGAGCGATGGCAACCCGCAAAACACCTGACGAGTGGGCGCAAATCGAGCGCGAATACTTGTCGAGCGACGACTCGATCCGGGAAATAGCTGACCGTTACGCAATATCTGAAGCGGCTATTCGTAAGCGCGCGAAGGCCAAAGGTTGGGAACGGCCGGTCCGCAAGCGCGAACCGGTGCGTACTTTGCTTCCCGCGCCGCGCGCCGCGCAGGCGGCGACGGTCGAGCCGTCCGAGCCGATCGACGCAGCTACGATCGCCGAAAACGGCCGCCAGCTGGCCGCCCGCATGCTCGACGAGCTCGACGCGATGACGAGCTACCAGGGCGAACTCGAGGAGGCGATCGAGATCATGACCGCCAACGACGAGGACGAGAACCGGCGCAACGCGATGATGAAGGCGGTGTCGCTGCCGGCGCGATCGCAGATCCTCAAGAACCTCGCCAGCTCGCTCAAGACAATCAACGAGGCGGGCGCGCCGGCCAAGGGCAAGAAGGCGCAGGCGCAGGATCGTGCCGCGGCGGCCGGCCGTAAGTTCGGCGCGATCGGCGCGCCGACCCGGACGATCAATTGACCGTTCCTATCTGGTCGACGGCTTGCCTCGACTGGAAACGACGGATCCGCGATCGCCGCACGCTGATCCCGTTCACACCGCTGTTTCCCGCCTCGGCCGAGGCGAAGATGGCCGTATTTTGCGCGCTGCGTATTGCGGATCTTGGCATCAACCCGGCGACCGACGAGACCTGGACGATCGGCGAGAGCGCGGACGAATGGCTGCTCGATTTCGCAGCCGCGATCTTCGGTGCGTACAACGCGGAAACGGGCGAGCAGATGATCCGCGAGGGCATGCTGCTGGTGTCGAAGAAGAACACCAAGTCGACGATCGCGGCCGGGATCATGCTGACCGAGCTGATCTGCGGCTGGCGCCCGTCGGACGAGAACCTGATCCTGGCGCCGACGATCGAGGTGGCGGGGAACAGCTTCAAGCCGGCCTGCGACATGATCCGCGCGGACGAGGAGCTGACCGACCTGCTCCATATTCAGGAGCATGTGCGGCTCATCACGCAACGGGAGACCAAGGCTACCCTGAAGGTCGTCGCGGCCGACGCGGCGACGGTGTCGGGCAAGAAGGCCAGCCGCGTGCTGGTCGACGAGCTGTGGCTGTTTGGCAAGAAGGCCAATGCAGACTCGATGTTGCGCGAGGCCACCGGCGGCCAGGTGTCGCGTCCGGAGGGTTATACGCTCTACCTGACGACGCAGTCGGACGAGCCGCCCGCCGGCGTGTTCAAGGAGAAGCTGGCCTATGCTCGCGACGTCCGCGACGGCGTCGTCGAGAACCGCAAATTTCTGCCGGTGCTCTATGAGTTCCCGGAGGAGATGCTGAAGGCGGACGAGCATCTCGATCCCGCCAATTTCTACGTCACCAACCCGAACATCGGTCGCTCGGTCAGCCAGACCTGGCTCGAGGATGAGTTCGCGAAGATCCTCGACGCCGAGGACGGCACCAAGCAGGTCTTCTACGCCAAGCACCTCAACGTCGAGATCGGCGTCGGGCTGCGGCATGATGCCTGGATCGGCGCGGTATATTGGGCCCAGGCGAAGGCGGCTGTCGAATTGTGGGACGGTTCGCTCGAGGGCTTCCTCGAACTGGTCGAGGTCGCGGTCGCCGGCATCGATGGCGGCGGGCTCGACGATCTGTTCGGGCTGGCGCTGCTCGGGCGGCTGAAGTCGGATCCGCGCACCTGGCTGATGTGGAACCGGGCATGGGCGCACCTGGACGTATTCCAGCGCCGCAAGGATATCGTCAGCAAACTGCACGACTTCATGGCCGAGCAGACGCTGGTCCGCTGTGACGAGCCGACGCAGGACCTGGTCGAGGTCGCGGATCTGCTCGAGCGGGTGAAGGATGCGGGCCTGTTCCCGGCCGAGGCGGCGATCGGGCTGGATCCGCAAGGCGTCGCCGCTCTGGTCGACGAACTATCCGGCCGCGGCTTCACCGCCGAGCAGCTGGTCGCGGTGCCGCAGGGGTTTCGCCTGACCGGGGCGATCAAGGGCACCGAGCGCAAACTGAAGGACGGCACGCTGAAGCATGCCGGCCAGGGGCTGATGAGCTGGTGTGTCGGTAACGCGAAAGTCGAGCCGCGCGGCAGCGCCATCTTGATCACCAAGCAGGTGTCGGGGACGGCGAAGATCGATCCGCTGTTGGCGGGCTTCAACGCCGTGGTGCTGATGACGCGCAACCCGCGGACCAACACCTTCGAATATACGGGGATCTGAGCATGTCGATCAGCGGATATCAGCTGTCGCAACGTGCGGCAGAGGCCGAGGCGCGCCGCAGCGCCGGCACGTCGGTCGTTCCGGCCGCGCCCTCGGTCGAGGCGAGCGCCGACGGCATGAGCGATACCGGCGGCTTCACCTTCCTCAACCTGCTGGGCGGCACGCGCGGCGCGCCGATCGGCGAGCAGGCGGCCATGTCGTCACCGGCGGTGCTGCGCGCGCTCGAGGTGCTGACCGGGCTCTTCGCGATGGCGCCGCTGATCTATTATCGATCGGAAGGGACGGGTAAGGTCCGCGTCGACGACGCGCCGCAGGCGATGATGCTGCGCACGCGCACGAACGACGTGCAGAATGCCTTCCTGTTCAAGGAGGTCATGCTCGGCGACCTGATCATGACCGGGCGCTTCGCCGGTTATATCCACCGGGATCCGCTATACCGCGCCGGGAAGCTGACCCGCGTAAATCCACACGGCGTCACGCCGGCGTCGAGCTGGGACAAGGCCGATGGGCTCGAGGTGTTCTATGACACGCACCTGCCGAACGGCACGTTCGAGCGACTGACGCGCAACGATCTCTGGTACATTCCCGGCTTTTCGCGTGACGGCCTGGTCGGCATCGATCGGCTGAAGATCCTGCAGGATACCTTCGAGGCCGCGGCTGCAACGTCGTCGTTTGCCGCGCGCTTCTGGGAGAACAACGCGCAGCCGTCGACGATCCTGACGTCGAAGGCGAAGATGGAGCCGGGCGACAAGACCAAGCTGAAGACCGATTGGCAGAGCCGCTTTTCGGGTCCGAAGAACGCCGGCCAGGTCGCCGTGCTCGATCAGGAGATGGACGCCAAGTTCCTCGCGCACGACAACGCCAAGAGCCAGTATATCGAGGTCCGCGCTTTCTACGTCGTGGAGATCGCGCGCGCGTTCGGTGTGCCCCCGCATATCGTCTTTGAGCTGAGCCGCGCGACGTTTTCCAACATCGAGCAGCAAAGCCTCGAGCTGATCCTGTATTCGATGATGGGGCATTTCGAGCGTGTCGCCGCAGCCGCAACGCACCAGTTCGCCGAGCCCGGTCACTTCTTCGAATTCCTGCCCGATGCGCTCCTGAAGGGCGACATCAAGAGCCGGTACGAGGCTTACGGCGTCGCGATCGACAAGGGCATCCTCAACCCGAACGAGGTTCGCCGCATGGAGAACCGCAACGATCGCGAGGGCGGCGATGAGTATCGCCTCGGCTCCGGATCGACGGTCGAAGGCGAGGCAAAGCCCGCCGATCGCAAGCTGCCACCCCCCAACCGAAGCGAGGACGACGCATGAGCGATCGTATTCTAGCGGCCATCTGGTCCGTGCCCTGGGCGATCATGCCCGGCTATCTCGAGGCGATCGAGGCCATGGCGACGCGCGCGCTTGATCACCCGGCCGTCCAGGCGGTCGCCGGCGACGGGCATATCGAGCGCCATTCCGAAGCGATCGCGCAGATGGGCGAGCGTGCGGCTGGGACCCGCTCGGCCGCGATCCGCGACGGCGTCGGCGCCCTGCCGATCTTCGGCCCGATCCTGCCGCGAGCAGCGATGCTCTCGCCCTCGGGTGGCGGCGCCGTCGCGCTCGATCACCTGGCGGCCGACTTTCGTGTTCTTCAGGCCGACCCGGCCGTCCGCAAGATCCTGCTGGTCGTCGACAGCCCGGGCGGCGTCACGACCGATATCGCGCAGTTCGCGCGCATGGTTGCGCAGTCCCCCAAGCCCGTTGTCGCGCATGTCACCGGCATGGGCTGCTCGGCGGCTTATTGGATCATCAGCGGCGCTAAGGAGATCTCGATCGACGCGACCGCGATGGTCGGCTCGATCGGCGTCATGATGGGCGGCAGCGTCCAGGAGAACCCCGACCAGGCCGGCCGGCGCGATATCGCGATCGTCAGCAAGAACGCGCCGAACAAGCGCCCCGATCTCAGCACCGAGGAAGGCCGCGCGGTCATCAGCGGCACGATCGACGCGCTTGAGGACGTGTTCATCGCGGCGGTCGCGCGCGGTCGCGGCGTGACCGAAGCGGTCGTGCGCAGTGATTTCGGCCAGGGCGGCATTCTCGCGGGCGGTCCGGCCGTGAAGGCCGGCATGGCCGACCGCGTCGAGGCTGACGGCCTGAACGGCGCGATCAGCCGCCTTGCGACCCGCAACCCCTCCACCCGGCGCACGGCCGCGGAGAATAACCTGAAGCTTGCGCACGCCCGCGCCGGCCTCTGAAACCCCAGGAGACGAACCTATGCGCATCACCGCGCTCAAGATGAGCCTTGCCGGCGTGCTGGCTGCTGCCACGCTGATTACCACGACCGCGACGGCCGATGGCGACCGCGACCTTACCGCCGAGGAGCAGGCAGACTTCGACGCCAAGATGACCGAGGCAGCCGGCCTTCAGACGAAGATCGGTCGCGAGGAGCAGCTGCTCGCGCTCAAGTCGTCGGCAGCGGTGCCGATCACCGTGCCGGGCGGCACGCAGGGCAACCAGCCGGGCACCGTTCCCGCTGCTGCCGCGACGCCGTTGCCCCCCGGTACGATGTTCACCCGCATCACCATGTCGCTTGCCGCGTGCAACATGGATCAGCGCGCCGCTGCCGACCATGCCGAGCAGGTTTGGGGCACAGAGACCGGCCAGATCGTCGCCAACCAGGAGCAGTCGACCAATGTGAAGGGCGGCTTCCTGGTCAACACCGCCTACAGCTCCGATTTCATCGACCTGCTGCGGCCGCGTGTCGTCGTGCGATCGCTCGGCGCGCGCTCGATCCCGATGCCCGATGGCAACCTCACCATGCGCAAGAAGACGAAGGGCACGAACGCCGGCTATGTCGGCGAGCGTCAGCCAGCGCCTACGACCGACGTCGAGGTCGGCACGATGTCGATGTCGGCGAAGACGCTGCGCGCGCTGGTGCCGATCACCAACCAGCTGATCCGCCGCGCCTCGATCGGCGTGGTGCAGATGGTGCGTGACGATCTGCTCGAGGGCGTGGCGGTCAAGGAAGACGCGCAGTTCATCCGCGGCGTCGGCGATGACAACACGCCGAAGGGCGTCGCCAGCCTGATGCCGGTCGGCAACAAGATCGCCGTCAGCGCCGAGACCACGCTGAAGACGGTCACCGCGGATCTCGCCAAGGTGCGTCTGCGCGTCATCAATTCGAACGTGCCGATGATTAGCTGCGGCTGGATCATGACGCCGCGTTCGAAGATGTTCCTCGAGACGCTGCGCGACGGCAACGGCAACATCGCGTTCCCCGAGATCGCCCAGGGCAAGCTCTATGGCTACCCGATCGGCATGACGACTTCGGTACCGGACAACCTCGGCGCCGGCGGCAACGAGTCGGAGATCTACTTCGGCGACTTCTCGCAGCTGCTGATCGGCGACACCGAATCGGTCACGATCGCGAGCTCGGATACCGCGGCCTATGACGACGAGGGCGTCATGCGCTCGGCGTTCTCGAACGATGAGACGGTGATCCGTCTGATCGCCGAGCACGACACCGGCACGCGTTACGCGGTCGCCTTCGCCATGCTCACCGGCGTCACCTGGGCACCCGGCAACGACTGAGCCGGTCCGCGGCCGACCGGTCGCTGATCAATCGACACCTGCAAACGGGCGGCTTCGGTCGCCCGTTTGCGCATCCGGAGAATACGCATGGCGGTAAGATTCCTCATGGCCCACACGCACGGGTCGCTATTCGTGAAGGGCGATATCGCCAAGTTCGACGCCGAGACCGAAAAGGACTTGGTCGAGCGCAAGATCGCCGAGACCTACAAGGCACCCGCCAAGTCGGCACCGGCCGCCTGATATGGTTGACGTGGCGGCGATCGATGGCGGCGTGCTGACGATCGCCGCTGCCCGCAACTTCCTGCGCGTCGGTACCAGTGTCGACGCGCAGGTCCTCGAGCTGCTGCCGGCAGCGCAGGGACGTATCGAGAGCTTTCTTGGCCGCGAGCTGGTCGGCGCGACCGGCTGGCCTGCGGTCGACCAGGTGCCGGCGATCGTCGTGCATTGCGTAAAGCTGGCGCTGTCGGACCTGTACGTGAATCGTGAGGGGCCGCAGCTGACCGACGACCAGCTCCGCCCGATCATCGGCCGGTACATGGCGGTGTCGGTCGCATGATCGTCGTTCGCCCGGGCGAGCTTGAGCATTTCGTGCGGCTCGAGCGCCGGATCGAGAGCACCGACTTCGGCAGTGCCGGCAGCGAGACCTGGCAGCTGGTCGACGAGATCTGGATCGGCATCCGCGATTCACTGCCCAGCCGCGGCGAGCGGACCGAGGGCGGGTTTACGACGTCGACGCGGCCGGCGCGGGTGCGCATGTATTGGCGCGACGACGTCGAGACCGGCATGCGCCTGGTCGAAGGCAGCCGGATCATGCAGATCGTCTCGGGCCCGGCCGAGCTGGGGCGCCGCGGTGGCCTCGAGTTGATGGTCGAGGATTACAACCCGGGTACGGCTGCCGCCTGATGGCGACGAGCCGCGGCGGTGCTGCAGTCCGGCGGCGCATAGCGCAGCTGCCGGCCGAGCTGGAAAGGAAGGTCCTGCGCGGTGCCGCGCGCGCCGGCGGCCGGATCATTCTCGACGATGCGAAGGACCGGTCGATCTCGTCGGACGTCGACGAGGCGCTGGTGATGCGCACCAAGGCGGAAGCCGGCCGCATCACCGTCAAGATCACGATCCGCAAGGGCTGGGGCCGCGCGATCGCCAACTGGCTTGAATACGGCACCGACGCGCATTTCGTCACGATCGCGAAGGACGAGCGCGGCGGGAAGAGCGTTGCCCGGTTCAACGAGACGACCAAGCGGTCGATGATCATCGGCGGGAAGTTCGTCGGGGAAACCGTCTTTCATCCCGGTGCGCGACCGCATCCGTTCCTCCGCCCTGCGCTCGACATCAAGGGCGCCGAGGCGATCGCCGCGGCGCAGAGCTTCATCAACGCGCACGTCACCCGCTCGGGGATCGTCGCCAGCGCCGAACCCGAGGGCGATGACGAATGACCGGTGTCGATATCATTGGTGCGCTGCTGGTCGTCGATCGCGCGGTCACGGACATCGCGCCGGCGGTGCGGATCAAGGCGGGCGCGCTGCCTGACAATGTGGTGTTGCCGGCCTTGCTCGTCCGACTGGTCAGCAGCGTCGAGAGCCAGCCGCTCAAACGCCGCGGCACGATCCGGACGGTCGACCGGGTATCCGTCACGATCCGCGCCACGACCTATGCAGAGCAGACCGCCGCGATCCGCGCGGTCCGCAGCGCTTGTGCAGGTCGTACCGGCGACATCGCCGGCGCCACCAACGCCTCGATCCTGACCGCCGGTACCGGCCCCGATGCGCGCGGCCCCGGCAACAGCTTCGAACAGACCCAAGATTTCCGCGTCAGCTTCGACGCTCCCGCCTGAAGGAGACCACCATGTCCGACACCAAGACCAAGCGCGCCAAGATCGTCCGGGATTTCACTGACGCCGGCACCGAAACGCAGTTCACCGCCGGCGCGACTGTCGAGATGACCGAGGGCGCATTCGCAAACTACCAGGCGTGCGGCCTAGTCGAGCCCGCTGCCGACGAGCCCGCCGCGCCCGCCGCGCCCGCCGGCCGCAAGGCCAGCTAACCAGCCAGCCCGCTCGAGCGGGTTGTTTCAGCCGGCAGCGCCGGCACCCAGCACCAGGAGATCACCATGGGTTCCAATACCGCAGTAGGTTCGTCGCTCGCCGTTTCGGCCGCGACGCCTGCTACCCTCGACGCGGCCGGGTATGGCGCGCTGACGTTCGTCGAGGTCGGCCAGGTCGAGAAGATCGGCGCGATCGGCGCGAGCTTCGCGAAGGTCGAGTTCCAGCCGCTCAAGGGCGCAAAGCAGAAGTTCAAGGGTTCGGCCGATTACGGCGCCCTGACGCCGTCCTACGCGATCGATCCGGCCGATGCCGGCCAGACGCTGCTTCAGACGTCGGCCGACGACGAGAGCCAAAAGCTCTACTCGTTCAAGGTCACCTATCAGGATGGGTCGAAGCGCTTCTTCCAGGGCCGCAACTTCGGCGCGCCTGAGACGACCGACAACGCCGACTCGATGCTGACGGGTGCGCCCACGATCGAGATCTGCACCAAGATCGTCCGCGTCGCCGGCGTCTGATCCTCTTTCCGGCGCCGGTGTTTCTGGCGCCTGATCCCCCCTCCCGGCGCCCGCGACGCCGGCTCTCCCTTATGCATCGACCGGCCTCGCTATCGCGGGCGCGGGGCGGGTCGGTGCACCATCCTCCCGCGAAGGATCCAACATGACCAAGCTTTTGAACATCGCCACGCTCGCCGTTGCCGCGACCGCCTCCGTTCACGTCAAGAACGCTGCCGGTGAGCTGCTGTACGCCGATGCCGAGCGCACGCTGCCCGTCCGCATTCACCTGCATGGCCCTGGCAGCCAGGTCGCCGGCGTCGTCGAAGCCCGCCAGTCGGCCCGCGCGCTCAAGCGCATGCAGGACAATGACGGCAAGATCACCGCGGCATCGCGTGAGGAGCGTATCGCCGAGACGTCCGAGGATCTCGCCGCGCTGACCGCGTCGTTCGAGAATTTCGAATATCCCGCTGCGGACGGCGTCACCGGTGACGCGCTGTTCCGCGCGCTGTACGCCGACCAGTCGCTCGGCTTCGTCACCAAGCAGGTCATGAAGTTCTTCGGTGACTGGGGAAACTTCAGCGCCGCCTCGAAGGCGGCCTGACCCTCTACGTCCGGCAAATGGCGTGGCTGCATGCCACGCCGAAACCGGACGAACGGAGCCGGCGGGGCAAGGCTGAATCGGATGCCCCCCGGCGTAGCCGGATCGATACGCTCAAACGCAAGAAGATCGATCCGCAAATGCCGCCTAACCCGGCGCCGCACATCACCACTTGGCTGATCGAGATCGGCCTGAGTGAGGCGGCCGGCATGGGCGCCGCGCCGCTCAGCTCTCGCGAGATCGCGGCGTGGCAGGACAACACCTGCGTTCGGCTCGAGCCATGGGTCGCGCGGCTGCTGCGCAAGCTGTCGGCCGCGTACCTTGCCGAAGGACGGCGGGCCGAAGCGGAAACCTGCCCGCCGCCATGGCGGGCGCCAGTGACCCAGCGCGAGCTCGAGGTCGCTGAAGCCGAACTGCGCAACGTGCTCGGCTGATCGGGGAGGGATATGCCCATGGACGATTCCTCCCCGGCACTCGAAGTCGGCTTCATCATCGATACCGGCCTTTCCGCAGACGAGCTTTTCCGTCTGCAGGCCACGATGGACTCGACCGAAGCCAAGGTGCTTGCCGACGCCACACGCATCGAGCGGGCAACCCGGGGCATGGTCGACGTTTCGGCCGCGACGTCGAATATTATCGCTTTCGGGAATGCTGCCACGCGCGAGATGGCAGCGAGCCGTCAGGCGATGGCGCAGGTCGAGAAGGCCGGCGAAGCCTTGGTGCGTTCGCTTGAGCGTGAGGCCGCGGCGTATGGCAAGACCCGCGAGCAGCTGCGCGAGGCGCGCGTCGCCGAGCTGGCGCTAGCAGCCACCAAGCAGGGCAACACGGACTTGTCCGCCCGTTTGGTCGCCGCAGAGGCCGCGCTGTACGATAAGCGGTTCGCTGCGACGCGTAAGGCTCGTTTCGAAACCGAGGCGCTCGCCCAGGCGCAGGACCTGGCCGCCAGTCAGGCGGTAGCGGCGGCAGAACAACAGGCGCAGGCATTGCGCTCGGCCGCGTTCGCCCACGATCTTTTCGAATCGGCGGCGCGGCGGGGCATCGCCGCCATGCGCGAAATGGAAGCTGCGGAGAAGGTCGCGGCCGCGACGGCAGAAGCAACGCGGATCCGTGAAGCGGCGCATGCTTACGACCTGTTCGAATCGGCAGCGCGCAAGGGCGCCGCAGCCCAGCGCGAATTTGACGCAGCTCAGGCAGCCGGTGCACGGGAGGACGAGGCGCAGCGCCTCCGGTCGGCCGCCTTTGCGCATGATCAATTCGAAGCCGCAGCGCGTCGCGGTGCCGAGGCTCTACGTGCGGAAGAGACGGCTGCTGCTAGCGATTCTGCGGCTCTCGCTCGCCTGCGCGCCATGATCGATCCGGCCGCGGCCTCACAGAACCGCTTGAACGCTGAGCTGGCGGAAGCCCGGCGCGTGATGACGGCGGCCGGTGCATCGGCGGCCGAGTTGGGCCGCGCTGAGGCCGCGCTGATCGAGCGTAGCAACGTCGCCGCACAACGTCATGACCAGATGGCCGAATCCGCGCGCAGGAGCGGCGGAGCGTTGAAGACCATCGCGGTCCAGCTGCCGGATATTACGCAGGGGCTCCTCACCGGCCAGAAGCCTATGCAGGTGTTCATCCAGCAGGGCGCACAGATCTTCCAGGTCGCACAGATGAGCGAAGGCGGGTTGCGCGGTTTCGGCAAGGAAGTCGGCGCGCTCGCTCTCCGTTTCTCTCCCCTCCTGATCGGCTTTGCAGCGGTCGGCGCGGGGTTCGCCCTGTTCAATCGTTGGGTCAACGACGGCGTAAAGTCGGACCAGCTGACGCGCGACCTCGGGAAAATCACCGGTGGCGCCAACGCAACGAAGCAGGAACTCTTCAAGCTGAAGGACGAGACGGTCACCTGGGCCGACACGTCCAAGGCACTGTTCAGTGTCGTCGGCAAAGATATCTCGGATTACTTCGTCGGTGACATGAAGGGCATGTCTAAGGGCGTGAAGGGCGTTCTCGACGACCTCACCGGTTATATGCGCCAGGCCATGGCGGGCATTTATGCCGGCGTCGCTGGTACCAAAGCCTATCTCGGCGAGATCGAGAAGGGTGGCGTCGTTGGCCTCGGCAAGATGCTGATCGGGCAGGGCGATCCGAAGCTCCTCGAGAAGACTTATGGCGCTGCGTACACCGCGGCCGACCAGTACCTGACCAAGCTCGGCAAGCGGGTGAAGGTGGCGGCGATCGACAATGCGCGCGAGCGCATTGCCAAGTCGATCGGCTACAATAATTTTCCGAAGCCGAAGACCGATAAGCACGCCGATCAGCTGGCGCGCGACGCGGAAGCGACCGAGGCGCAGATCCGCAACCTTTACAAGCTGGCGGAGGCTTACGGCGTGTCCGGTGCTGCGGCGCTGATCGCCGAGGCGCGCGTGAAGGCCGAAAGCAAGGCGATCAAGCAGCAGGCGGATATCGAGGCGGCTGTGAACCGCCAGATCCGGCTCGAGGTCGCGCAGCGTGTCTCGGACTCGGCGAAGTCGGCCGCTTCGCTGCGCGACCAGGCGCGCGTCCAGACCGAGGTCAATACGCTGATCGCTGCCGGCAACGTCCCGGCCGAGCGCGCCGCTGAATTGGTCCAGGACCGTATCGCCGATCTGCCGCTTCTGGCGGCGATCGAGGTGGCGCAGCAGCGCGGACTGAAGGAAGAGGCCGAGAAGGCAACCGCCGCGCTGAAGGCGCAGCAGGACGCTCGCGGTGCTGTTAAGGCAGCGGAGATCGGCACATTCTACGCTGGCGCCGATCAGCAGGCTGATCGCCAGCTTGCTATGCAGCGGGAGGAACTCCGGCTCGTCGGTGCAACGGATATGGCCCGCGCGCAGGCCATGGCGAAGCTGCAAGCCGAGCAAACGCTTCAGGCGAAGGGCTACGAGCTCGGCACCGCGTATGCGAAGACCTACATCGACAAGCAGGTCGAGATCGCGACCGGCGCAGAGACCAACCGGGTTGCGCAGGACGCGTGGAACGCCTCGCTGACGGCGACGGCCGACCTGTTCGATACGATCGACCAGACCGCGCAGAGCGCCGCCCAGGGCATGGCTGACGCCTTCGGCAGCGTCGGCTCGGCGATCGGCGACGCGCTGACCGTGATGACCGGCTATTATGCCGACCAGGCGAAGCTGCAGGAGGCGCACGACGCAGCCATCCGCGCGGCCGGTAAGGATCAGCAGCGGATTGATCGCGAGAACCGGCTGTACTCGCTCCGGTCGTCGTCGCAGCAGATCGGCGCGTTCGGCGATATGGCAGCGGCTGCGAAGGGCTTCTTCAAGGAAGGGTCGCAGGGCTACAAAACCCTCGAAACCGCCGAGAAGGCATTCCGCCTGGTGCAGTTTGCGCTGTCGGGCCGCGCGATCGCGCAGGATGCGATCGAGACCGGTACCAAGATTGCCAACGGCGCTGCGCGCATCGCGGTCGGTGCGACCGAGGCGGTCGTCAATGCGATCAAGAGCCTGCCGTTCCCGCTCAACATCGCTGCCGGCGCCGCGACCGTCGCCGCGCTAGCGTCGATCGGCGTGTCGATCGCCGGGTCGTTCGGTGGCGGCGGCAAGAACACGCTGGCGCCGACCAACTCCGGTACCGGTACGGTTCTCGGCGATACGTCGGCCAAGAGCGACAGCATCAAGAACGCGATCGATGCGCTGAAGGAGGTCGACACCTTGACCAACACCTTCGCGCGCGAAATGTCGGCATCGCTGAAGTCGATCGACAACCAGATCGGTGGCGTCGCCAGCCTGGTCGTGCGCTCCGGTAACATCGACGCGTCGAGCGGCGTGACCGAGGGCTTCAAGGCGAACGCCATCGGATCGGTGCTCAGCAAGATCCCGGTCATTGGCGGGATCCTCGGCGGCCTGTTCGGCTCCAAGACCAGCGTGATCGGCAGCGGTCTGTATGGTGGCGCGCAGTCGGTCGGCGACATCATGAACGGTGGGTTCGATGCGTCGTACTATTCGGACATCGAAAAGAAGAAGAAGCTGTTCGGCCTGACGACCAGCACGAAATACTCGACGCAATACACTGGCGCCGATGCCGGGCTCGAGAATCAGTTCACGCTGATCTTGCGATCGTTCAACGACGCGATCGCGTCGGCGGCCGGCCCGCTCGGCGTTGCCACCGGCGACGTCCAGGCGCGGCTCAACAGCTTCATCGTCGACATCGGCAAGATCAATCTCAAGGGCCTCACCGGCGAGCAGATCCAGGAGAAGCTGTCGGCCGTGTTCGGTGCCGCGGCCGATGGCATGGCAGCGGCAGCCTTCCCGGGGCTCGAGCAATTCCAGAAGGTCGGCGAAGGCGTGTTCGAGACGCTGGTGCGGGTCACGTCGACCGTTGAGGCGGTTGGTGCATCGCTCGACATGCTCGGCACCAGCTCGCAGTCGATGGCGATCGGCGTGAAGTTCGCGCTAGCCGATCAGTTCGACAGCGTCTCGGCGCTGACCGATGCCGCCAGCGCCTATTTCGAGACCTTCTACTCGAAGGAAGAGCAGGCGGCCGCCAAGACCGCGCAGCTGAACGGCGTGTTCGCCAGCCTCGGCACCTCGATGCCGGCGACGCTGTCGGCGTTCCGCCAGCTCGTCGAGGCGCAGGATCTGACGACGTCGGCCGGCCAGTCGGCCTATGCGACGCTGCTGAAGCTCGCGCCGGCGTTTGCGGATCTGCAGGCATCGATGGAAGGTGTGAAGAGCGCGGCCGACATCGCGAGCGAGCGTCAGGATCTGCAGCGCCAGCTGCTCGAGCTGCAGGGCGACACCGCGGCGATCCGTGCGCTCGACCTGGCCAAGCTCGATGCGAGCAACCGCGCGTTGCAGCAGCAGATCTATGCGATCCAGGATGCGCAGGCGGCTGCAACGGCCGCCAAGACGCTGGCGGATGCGTGGACGTCGGTCGGCGACAGCATCATGGACGAGGTGAAGCGGATCCGCGGCCTGACCGACGTCGCCGGCGGCAACAGCTTCGCCAGCCTGCAGGGCCAGTTCAACGCCGCGACCACGGCCGCGCGCGGTGGCGACCAGGATGCGGCGAAGAACCTGCCGGCGCTGAGCCAGGCGCTGCTGACCGCGGCGGCCGAGCAGGCGACCAGCCGGCAGGAGCTGGCGCGCGTCCAGGCGCAGACCGCCGCCAGCCTCGAGGCAACCTATGGCGTCGTCACCGCCCTGGCGAAGGGCAGCACGTCGACGAGCACGGCCGTCACCACCGACGACCTGGCTACGGCGATCAGCGACGCGCAGACGTCGACGTCGCCGACGGCCGCCAACGATGACCTGGTGAGCGAGATTAAATCGCTCCGCGAAGAGGTGACCGCCATGCGGAACGAGAATAATTCCGGCCATGCCGCAACCGCGGGCAGCGCTGGGCGCATCGATCGTCGCCTTGAGGCGGTGACGTCGCTGAGCGGTGGCGATGCGATCAGCGTGGCGAGCGCGGCATGAAGGTCACCACCTCCGCCGGCGACGTGATTGAGCTCGGCCCGATCGAGACGGCGCCGACGATCGGCATCGTCGACTATAGCCGTCGCGTCACCGACGATTACGGCGTCACGACGGTCGTCGAGCGCGCGTTCTCGCGTCGCATGTCCGTGCGCCTGGCTGTGCCGTTCGACGACACCGGCGCGCTTCAGCGCCAGCTTGCCACGTTGCGCGCGACGCCGGCGACGTGGACCGCGGACGACCGGTTCGCCAGCCTGTCGGTGCGCGGCTTCTACAAGGAGTTCGAGGTCGATCATGCGGTACCGCCGCTCAGCTATTGCACGCTGACGGTCGAGGGCCTGGTCGAGACCGCGCCGATCGCCGACGCCGGCGGGGATCCCGCGGTCGCCGGCACGTCGACGCTGCGGCTGCTCCAGCCGGTCAAGATCACGAACGACCAGCTGGTCAGCAGCAGCGTTCCCGAAACCGATGCGGCCGAATGGTCGGCGTCGACGACGTACCCGCTCGGCGCGCGCGTGATGCGCGCCGCGTCGCACCGCGTCTATGAATCGGCGATCGCCGGCAATGTCGGCGACGATCCGATTGCCGCCTCGGGCAAGTGGATCGACGTCGGCCCGACCAACCGCTGGGCGATGTTCGACCAGGCGCTCGGCTCGCTGACGTCGGCCGCGAACGCGATCACCGTCACGCTGACGGCGGCAGCGATCCAGGCGGTGGCATTGCTCGACGTCACCGCGGCGACCGTGCGCCTTCAGGCGACGGGCTATGACCGCACCATTGCCGCCAGCGCCGGCGCAACGACCTTCCTGGATCTCCCGGCCGGCACCACGCGCGTCACCGTGACGATCGCCGGCGGATCCGTGTCGGTCGGCACGCTGCTCGCCGGCAAGCTGGTCGGGCTGGGCGTGACCGAGGGATCGCCGACATCGGGGATTACCGACTATAGCCGCAAGGACGTCGACGACTTCGGCGCGGTGACGATCGTCGAGCGCGCCTGGTCGAAGCGGATGGCGGCGAAGTCGCTCATCACCACCGCGTCGATCGACGTCGTCGCCAACCGGATCGCGGCCGTGCGCGCCGTGCCGTCGCTCTGGATCGGCCTGGACGGGCTCGACAGCCTCACGGTCTATGGCTTCTTCAAGGAATTCTCGATCGAGGTCGGCGAGACGACCAGCAAGCTGTCGCTTTCGATCGAAGGGCTGAGCACGGCGGGCAAGATCGAGCCGCTCGGCGCGCAGGTCAACTGGCCTGACATTGCCGATCCGACCGGCACGAAGCCGGCCGACAATGCCGACGTCACCGGCGAACATACCTCCAAGGATACGAATGCGGTCGGCGGTCGATCGGCGGCCGAGGTTACGGGCGGGATCGATCGCGCGATCACCGGCGTCGCCGACCTGATCAAGACCTATGGCTCGACCGATAGCGCAGCCAAGAGCGCGGACGCCGCATCGGCAGCCGCAACGGCCGCGCAGACCGCGCGCGATCAGAGTTCGGTGGCGCGCGATTCTGCAACCCAGGCACGGACCGCGGCCGGCGATTTTGCCGGGCAGGCCGATACCGCGCGGCGTCTTTCCGAGAATGCCCGCACGCTTGCCGACCAGGCAAATACCGCAGCATCCGCCGCGCGTGATGCAGCCGTGCAGGCTCGGGACGGTGCAGGCACCGCCAATGTCGCGGCGCAGGGCGCGCAGCGTGCCGCTAGCGAGAATGCGGAAGCCGCGCGGGTCAGCGCGACCGGCGCGAGCGGATCGGCCAGCACGGCGAGCGGGCAGGCATCGATCGCCACGCAAAAGGCGGATGCGGCAGGGCAGAGTGCCGCAACCTCGAGCGCGCAGGCCGACATCGCCACGACGAAGGCCGGCCAGGCGTCGACGAGCGCCTCGCGCGCGGCGACCAGCGAGAGCAATGCTGCGGGCTCGGCAAACGCCGCCTCGTCGAGCGCGCAGGTGACCGCATCGGTGCGCGATGCCGCACAGGCCCTGTTTGAAAAGCAGTATCCGCCGACGCTCGATCCCATCGGTCGCACCGCCTATTATTCTTTCGGCGCGATCGCCGGCCCATCGGCCGAATGGCCGCAGCCCTATGCCACGCAGGTACCGGCCAACGGGCTGACCGCGGAATGGACGCACCGCTTCAACAAGCCGATCGAAAAGGTCGTCGGCCGGCGGTATCGGTTCACCGCCTGGGTCTATTCCTACGCCACGAACCTGTTCTTCTTCGCGAGCACCTATGACGGGCCGAACGCTGGATCGGTCAACCGCTGGAACGGCATCAAGGGCACCGCGATCACGCCGGTCAGCCAAGGCTGGAACAAGATCGTCGGCGAGTTCGTCGTCGACGACGGGTTCCAGCCCTTCATCTGGCCGTCGGTCAATATCCAGCCGCAAAACGGTCCGAACAACGGCCAATATCACATCACCGGGATCGTCCTCGAGGACGTCACCAGCGAGGTCGCGGCGCAAGGCTATGCAACCGCCTCGGCAAGCTCGGCGTCGACGGCGTCCGCCAAAGCCGACGCCAGCTCGCAGTCTGCGACGGCAGCCGACACCGCGCGGGCCGCAGCGGCGACCGCCAGTGGCCAGGCCGAGGCATCGCGCAATCAGGCGGCCGCCAGCGCCAGCTCGGCGTCGGGGTCGGCGAACTCGGCAACATCTAGCGCCCAGGTCGCGGCGAGCGCCAAGGATGCCGCCCAGGCGTCCGAGGGCAAGGCGTCCGGCTCTGCCAGCAGCTCGGCGCAGAACGCTTCGAGCGCCTCCGCCAGCAAGGACGCGGCTGCGCAAAGCGCATCGGCATCGCAGACGTCGGCCGCGAACGCTGCGACGAGCTCGGGGCAGGCCGGCACGTATCGCAACGAGGCTGCGCAGTCGCGCACGGACGCGCAAGGTTTCTCGGCCCAGGCTGCATCGAGCGCCGGCGTGTCGAGCAGCTCGCGCGATACGTCACAGGCGATCGTCAACCAGCTGCGCCCCGCGACGCTCGCCCCGATCCAGCGCGACGCCTATATGCTGACCGCACCGCAGGTCACGATCTCGGGCCCGGGTAACGGCTGGCCGCAGGCTTACATAAGCGCCACGCCAGCAAACGCGTTCAATTACGAAGTCTATGTGATGTTCAAGCGGCGCCTGCCGCGCAACGCGGGCAAGCGCTACCGCGTGACAGCCTTCGGTTATTCCTATGCCACCAATGTCGTGTTCTTCCTCGGGCTCTACGGCGCGACCGGCGAGGAGTCATCGACCACTACTGCCGACAAATACTTTGGCACCATGGCGACTAATACGCCCAAGGCGACCGGCTTCTTTCAGCTGTCGGGCGAGTTCAACGTCGACGACAATACGGGCAGCCCGTTCTTCGATCCGCGCATCGTGATAAACACGACGGATGGGAAGGTGAACAACGGCCTGGTGCACACCACCGGGCTCATCGTTGAGGACATCACGCAGGAATATGCCGCTCGGCAGCAGGCGACCGCGTCGGCGACCAGCGCGTCGGCCGCGTCCGCGAGCAAGGATGCCGCTTCGCAAAGCGCGAGCGCGGCACAGACGTCGGCGACCAATGCCGCGACCAGTGCCGGCCAGGCGCTGACCTATCGCAACGACGCGTCGACGTCGGCGAACACTGCGGCCGGATCCGCATCGAGCGCCGCTCAGCAGGCCGGTGTCGCAGTCAGTGCGCGGAACGACACCGCGGCGCTGCATGACGACACCGGTGCGCTGCGCAACAGTGCGGCGGGCTTTGCCAATGCGTCATCGGGTTCGGCGTCCCTTGCCTCGTCGAAGGCGGACGCCAGCGCACAGTCGGCATCGGCCGCGGACGCATCGCGCGCCGCGGCCGTCACCGCCAAGGGGCAGTCGGAGGCATCGCGCGACCAGGCGGCCGCCAGCGCCAGCACCGCATCAGGCTCGGCAAATTCGGCGTCCTCGAGCGCCAATGTCAGCGCGTCCGCGCGCGACGTCGCGATCATCAACACGGCGCTCTCGGGGCAATCCACCTTTGAACAGGGCGGGCTCTACTGGCAGGACGATTGGACGGGCGCACCTGATGCGCGCACCGATCGCGCCAATACGTCGAAGAGCTACCGGGTCGAAAACACGCGGCCGGTCTGCACGATCGCGCCGAATGTGCGCGTGCACCTTTGCCCGAAGCAGGCCTTTCCGAACACCGCCGGTCGGACCTACCGCGTTGAGATCGTCGGCTACCCGACCGAGGCTGCGGGCGGGCAGATCTGCCTCGACATGATCGGCTTCAATGCCGACTATGCCGGCGCGGGGCTGAACCTGACGGGCGAATATGGCCGCCCGGTGCAAACGCCGCTGACCAGCTACAAGCTCGACTATACCTGCGATGGAAGCCGCGCGCTGCTGCGGCCGCGGTTGGTCTGCTATGACGATCGCCGGGGCAGCTTCAACGTCGTGTCGTTCACGATCGAGGACGTGACCAGCGAGAAGGCCGCGGGCAACTCCGCCACGGCCGCCTCGACGTCGGCGGCCTCGGCCGCGGCATCGAACGACCAGGCGGGGCAGAAAGCCAGTGCCGCAAACCAGAGCGCGACCAACGCTGCGACCAGCGCCGGCAATGCCAGCACGTCGGCAGGGCAGGCCGCGACCAGCGCGTCGACCGCAGCCGGCTCGGCCAATTCGGCGACCTCGAGCGCGAACCTTGCCGCCAGCGCCCAGAGCGGCGCCGTAGGAGCCCTGCAATCGCTGCGACCGACCTCGCTCGCGCCCGACGCGCGCAGCGCCTGGTCCTACAACGGCAAGATCGTTGGTCCCGATAGCAACTGGCCGACGCCGTATCTCACGCAGGTCGACTCCGGGCAGCAGAACTTCGAGAGCTATGTGCGGCCGAACAAGCCGCTGCCGAACGTACCCGGCCGTACCTATCGCCTGACCGCCTATGTCTTTTCCTATGGGACCAACGTGCGCTTCTCACTGGCCGGCTATGACGGTCCGAATGAGGCGACGATCAACGGTTTCATGGGCTTTGCGGCTGGCGCCGAGCAGTCCGTTACGCCGCAGTCGACGGGCTTCCGCAAGATCACTGGCGAGCTGACGGTCAGCGAGGCCAACCAGGCGTGCATCTGGCCGAGCGTCGTCATCAACTGCGACGGTGGACCGAACAACGGGGCCTATCATTGCGGCGTTCTCGAGATCGTCGATATCACCTCGGAGAAAGCCGCGCAGGGTGCCGCCAACGCGTCTGCGTCGAGCGCCTCCGCTGCGCAGGCGTCGTCGACGAGCGCCGGTCAATCGGCCTCCTCGGCGACGCAAAGCGCGAACACCGCCACCACGGCAAACGGGCAGGCGCAGCAGGCGGCATCGGCGGCTCAAGGCTCTGCCGCGGCAGCCAACGCCAGCGAGGCGTCGGCGCGCACCTTCTCGACGATCGCCTCGAGCTATTCGGCCAACTCGAGCAATAAGAACGACAAGTTTGCCGCATGGCCGGACGGCGCTGCCAATCCTGATTCCTGGAGCACATGGGTTGCCGAGGGGAATTACCGTACCGCACGCCAGGCCGGGATCGGCAGCCAGTATGCCATCCAGACACTGAACGACACGCAGGATGCGGCAAGCGGGTTTGTGCAGAGCGTTCCGGTGTACGACGGCTATTGGATGATCGAAGCGACGGTCCGCCTCGACGCGAACGTCTGGGTCGGCGCCGGCGTCACGCTGTCCGGGGTGCCCGGCCTCAGCCTCAGCTTCTCGACCGAGGTCGACAGCAACCAGGTGATCCGCGCCGATGGGCAGGGGATCACGCGCAGCTGGTCCAAGATGGTCAAGATCAGCGGGCAGACCACGTTGAGCCTGCACGGCATGCATGGCTGGGGCGGCTTCGGCGTCGGTATCGCCGCCAAATATCTGACGTGGTTTCGTCTGAGCCTGCGGCCGGCCAATGCCCAGGAGATCGCAGCCGGTCGCGCGCTCGATCTCGCCAACGCCAACACGGCCGCGATCTCGCAGGAGGCCAGCACCCGAGCGGCGGCAGATAGTGCCGCCGCAATCACCGTGCAGAACCTCACCGCGCGGGCCAGCGGCCTTGAGGGACGTATGACGACGACCGAGGGCGTCGCGGCCGATGCCGCGCGGAAGGTGTCGTCCGCCTGGTCGGAAAAGACGGCGAGCGTTCCTGGCGCCACGGCCGCGCTGATCTTGCGGGCATTGAACGACAACGGCGTTGCGACTTCGGACGTCGCGCTGGTGGCGTCGCAGATCGCGCTGCTCAACGTTGCCAACGGCAAGGTCATCCCGGCGCTCGCGGTACGCGACGGCAACATCTACATCGCCAACGACCTGATCGGCGGCGCCGGCCGGATCGTCATGAAGTCGGCAACGCACATGAAGGTGATCGGTACGGGGTTCGGATCGAGCAACCAGTTCGTCGAGTGGTTCGGCCCGGTGAAGAACAGCCTGGCGGAATGCACCGAGGCGCAAGCGATCTCCTATCAGCGCACTGACGGGCAGGAATATCGCGGCGGCCTGGTCGGCGAGGGCCAGCTGCGCAGTCAGAAGACGACGTTCGACACCGGCTTGTCACAGGTGGCGATCGGGCCCTTCGTGACCAACGGCAAGCAACGGTTCTTCGTCGTCAGCATGTCGTTCCAGAGCAGCGGTACCCGCACGTCGAGCTATCAGGACAGCGGCGCGGCCACTGCCAGTTTCATCCTGGAACGCCTCAAGTCGGATGGCACCTGGACGTCGCTCGGCACGGGGCAGCTCGGCGGATACCGCTACGAAAGCGGCAACAACGGCTATGCCAGCGCCAGCGAGCCGGCGACTTTTACGAAGAGCGCAACCGGCACGATCCAGATCACCGACACGACGGGCGGCACCGATCCGATCCAGCTGCGCACCCGCATCACCGCCATCAATACCCCCGGCGTGACGGGTACCGCCCCACGCGCCGACCAGGTCACGCAGATCCTCCAAATCACCAGCTACGAACCGTGAAGGAAAAAGACATGGCTGACGCACAGAACGACATGGTCATCACCTCTGACGAGCAGGCGGCTGCAATGGAGCGCGCTGCTGCGGCATACCGTGCCGAGAAGGCCGCGGCGGAAAAGGCGGCTCGCGACGACAAGCTCGCACCGCTGCGCGCGATTGTGAATGGCGACGGCTATGCGGCCGTCGTCGACGGGCTGGCCGCGATCGTGCGCGCCGGCACGTTCGCGGACGACGCCTCGATCGACGTCCACCTGCGCGCCGTCGCGCAGATCATGCCGAACCTGAAGTCGGCGGTAGCCTGAGGTGAGCCGCAACCGTGACCGCGAGGGCCTCGACCTGAACGACATCGCGTCGCTCATTGCCGCTACTCGCCCGCCTACCGCCCATGTTGAGGAACGCGGACTGGCAAAACACGCAGCGACGATCGTCGTCGCGATCATCCTGGCGCTATGCCTTTGGGTCGGCGCCAGCGTCAGCTCGCTCGGCACGATCGTGACGCGCATGTCGGCCAATGTCGACGCGCTGCAAAAGGGTATTGCCGACCTCCAGGCGAGCCAGGGTTCGGCATCGCTCCAGCTGTCCGATACCAAAGCGACCAATGCGCGCCAGGACGCCCGCGCAGATGCCATGGAAGCCGACGTCGTTCGTGTGAAGGAACGCGTCCGGATGCTCGAAGGCCAGCGGCCAATTCATATTCCGGCGCCGAACGCCGAGTAGTCCGCCGGCGGCCGGCTGCCGCCATCTCCGGAGAATATCATGAACCTGATTCCGAACTGGCGCCATGCGTGGCGCCTGGCGTCGGTGCGCGTCGCCGCGATCGGCGCGATTGCAACCTCCGCTGCGGCCGCTTCGCCCGATACCGCGCTGTCGATCTGGCAGTCGTTGCCCGAGGAGCTCCGGGCGATCGTGCCGGGCCCGGTCAGCCGGTGGGTAACGCCGGCGCTCTTCGTCGCGACGCTCGTCGCACGGATCCTCAAGAAACGGGATGCTACCGATGGCGAATAAGAAAACGCTCGCCAGCGTGATCGGCTCGGTCGTCGCGGCCGCGGCGCTGTTCGTCTCGATCCCGGCTGAGGAGAGCGGCCGCAAGGTTGAGGCGACCGTGCAGAAGGACGGCTCGATTGCGGTCCGCCACATAGCCGGTCGCCAGTATCTGAAGGCGTATCTCGACATCGTGAAGGTGCCGACCGCGTGTGACGGGGTCACGAAGGGCGTTCGGATGGGCATGACCTTCACGGAAGCGCAGTGCAATGCGAAGCTCGAGGAGGAGCTGATCGCGCACGCCGAGCCGATCATCAAGTGCATCCCCAAGCTCTACGGCCGATCGAACCAGACAATCGCGGCGGTCGGCCTTGCGTACAACATCGGTACGGCCGGCGTCTGCGGATCGAGCATCGCGAAGCTTTGGAATGCCGGCCAATGGCGCGCGGGCTGCGAACGCTTCCCCTTGTTCGTGAAAGCCGGCGGGCGGGTAGTCGCCGGTTTAGTGAAGCGCCGCGAGCGTGAGCGGGTAATCTGCCTGAAGGGGTTGCCCGCGTGATTCTGGCCGTGGCATAGCTCGGGCGCTGCTCCGAGCATAGGTTAGCTGATCATCCGCAACAGGTCTGCGCGATCAGCTTAGTGCTTTGACTCGGAAAACCCCGCCATCTTCGTGCTTTCGGGTATGAAGGGGCGGGGTATCGCCTACCTAAAATCGGGGTACATGCCCCGCCGAAACTCGCGGAAATGCGTCGTTGCGGCGGAGGGTTTCTCCGCCGCGGCAATGTCTCATCTTGGTGGCTAGCTGCCGTCCGTGAACAGTGGCTTGTCGGCAGAGAAAGGAACCATGCTTCGGGGTTCAGCTCCCTCTGACCTACGCTGATACTCTTCTGCCATATCTGCGTGGATTTTGCGTATCGCCGGGTCTGATGCTTCGGAAGCCGATATGCGTTCCGTCGCGGCACGTCGAGCAAAGTAGGCGCGGTCCTGGGCATCGAACATGGTAACCTCCTAACACCCAAATTTCACCATTGCGGTCAGTCTGTTGTCAAGAGGCCCTCCGGAGCGGGCATTCTGGCCGCTTTTGGGCGAAAGCCGCCGGGGTATCGACCGGTCAAATCGGAGGTATCGTCGCGGTTAGAACCGGCAGGATAGCGTCACTGCGGCGGAGGGAACCTCCGCCGTCATCAAGCTTTGGCCTGTTTCGGATTAATCGGGCGAAGCAGATCCATAATTTCGTGTAAACGAGCAGCGACGAGCTCCATTTCTAACCTATCGGCTTCTACGGCACCGCTCTCAAGGATACTTAAAAGCTTGGCTGCTCGTGACAAAGGCGTTCTTTCCATCAGCGCTTCTCACTGTTTACACTTGATCCGTCGACAACCGTTATGGGTCGTCAAAATACAACCTGTGTTAAACTGAGCCACAATTACGGGTCGACCACCTATCGCCGAGTTGGCCGGTGCGAGCGGCGAAGCGTTCGACTCAATGCAAGCTAGTAGAGCGTTTGTCGTCGTCGACCGCAGAGCTCAAGGCGTCCAGCATGAGCGGAAGCACTCGCTTCATCTCTGAGATTAGAGCGGCGTCAGCGCGATCCTGGCTATGCGGCGATCCGCTCATGATCATGGCGATGGGGTGATCGCCGCTATCATCGGCGTCGATATAGATCGTGCCATCAACTTCCGCGACAGCCCAATCGCCGGGCGTAGCTGCGCTCAATAGATCCCGCAGGCGCTTGATTTGCGGTCCTAACTTTTTCCTGTCTACCATCGGAGCCTCCTATGCTGACCAACGCCGCGGTGAAAGCCGCGCGGCCGCGCGCGGCCGCCTACAAGCTGTTCGACCAGGGCGGCCTGCACCTCTACGTCGCGCCGACAGGCCGGAAGTCTTTCCGGATGAAGTTCCGCCTCGGCGGGAAGGAGCAGCTGCTGACGATCGGCGCGGTGCCCGAGGTGACGCTCGATGCCGCCCGGGCCCGGTGCAACCAGGCGCGCGAGCAGCTCGGCCGCGGCGAGGATCCCCGGACCTGCGATGTTGCGCAGATCGGCAAGGCTCGTGCTTTCGAGCACGTCGCGCGCCAGTGGCACACCCACATGCGCCCGCGTTGGACGGAAGTGCATGCCGGCGACGTCCTCGGCAGCCTAGAGCGTGACGTGTTCCCGGCGATCGGCGCGATGCCGATCGGCGCCGTCACCGTGCCCGTGATTCTGAACGCGCTGCGCGTCATCGAGGAGCGCGGCAGCCTGGTCACCACCGGTCGCGTACGTCAGCGAATCTCGGCCGTGTTTGCCTATGCGATGGCGGAGGACCTGGTCGACCAAGATCCGGCGGCGATCGTCAGCCGCGCGCTCACCCCGCCCGCGCCGGCACAGCATCATCCCGCGTTGCTCGAGATCGAGGACGCGCGCGCGCTGCTCGCCGCGGCCGAGCTGGTCGACGTCGCTCCGGTGGTGAAACGTGCGTCGCGATTCCTGGCATTGACCGCGGTCCGTTTCGCCGCGGTACGCGGCGCACGCTGGGAGGAGATCGAGGATCTCGACGGCGCCGCGCCGCTTTGGCGGGTACCGGCCGCGCGGATGAAGCTGGCGGCAGCAAAGAAGCTCGATGCGAAGAATGATCATTTGGTGCCGCTGTCGCGCCAGACGGTCGAGCTGCTGCGCGAATTACGCGGGGATATGCATCAGGGCGGCGAGAATATGTATCAGCGCGATGCAAATATGCATGATCTGATCTTCGATTGCGGCGGGGGGCGGATGATCGGCGAGAAGTCGATTGGCGCCCTCTACGATCGCGCGGGGTTCGAGGGGCGGCATGTCCCGCACGGCTGGAGGGCGTCGTTCTCCACGATGATGAACGAGAAAGGGGCAGACGGCGCCGATATCGAGCGGGCTCTGGCGCATACGCCGAAGGACAAGGTCAAAGCGGCGTATGATCGAAGCGCTCGCCTTCAGCGACTGCGCGACCTGTTCCAGGAGTGGGCGGATCTGTTGGTCGACATTTGATCAGCGCCGCATACGCAACGCAAGAAAAGAACAACGGCTTTCGTTCACTCCCCCCTCGACAGCCCGGGGCGGCGCAAGCCGCCACGTTCCGACAGCCGGGTCTTGGCGGTCGGGTCTTTGAGCCATGCCGTTTCGGCTTTGGGGGAGAACAAATTTACGCCGGCTTCGCGTTCAGCGAAGACGTTCCTTGTTCATTATAAACCTAGAAGCTTTCATACTCGGGCACGATGTCCGTCTGAAGCAAGAAGGGAGGCGCCGAAGCCGGCAATAGTGCGGCGAAGTTCAGCGACGTCCTTTGACGGAGCGGGCTGCACGGCCTGCTCAGGCTTGGCAGCGGCCTTGGTGATCCCGAACCGCAGGCGCCGTCGATCGCGCAACTGGACGAAGCGCTGGTAGACCCGTTCGGCCATCCGCTTCTTCAGGTCGAGAAAATACGCGTGGCTGGTTTGCATCCGCTGCTTCACCGCGGGATCGCTCCGCCGCGACTTCGTAGTGCTGCGGCTGATCCAGGCGAGCAGGCCGTGATGCCCGAGGCGGCGCAACGCGCGACCGACGCTCTTCTCACAGCACCGCGCGGCGTGCGCGATCTTCGCCCAGGACGGAAACCAACGTCCCGAGCCCGCGAAGCACAGGAAGTTGAAAACCGCCTCGTACACCGCAACGTCAGTTCGGGTGATCCCAAGCGAATGCTTCTCGAGGTCCGCCTTTATCGCGGCCAGCGCGATCCGGATAGCGGCGGGGCGGCCGATCGGACGATCGGCGGCGGGGCGGCCCATCAATTCCTCCAGCTCAGCTGATAGCATCTTACGATCATGCTTGAGCTTCTGCTTCGTGCCCCGTGGAAATTCCGCGGCATGTTCCGCCTGCAACTCCTTCGCTACCGCCACCAGGGACTCGACGGTCGAGATCCTTTCAGCGGTCGACCCGAATCGGTTGCGCTCCCACGGTTGCGCTGCTGGCGCTGCCTCATCGACGCAGCCGCGGCGAACCTGCGCGTCGGGTCCGCGATCGCGGACTGATCCGTCCGCAGCTTTGGCGATGGTGCCTGCGATCTGGCCGAAGCCCCGCAGCGTAGGTGTGGAAGAGAAGGTAAGCGACATCGTGTCGGCTCCCGATGGGAAGTCGATGGGCGCACGAAAGCGCCAGCTGAATCGGTGTTCTCAGCCGCGCGGACGTGTTTTGGGGTGGTGGTGCGCCCGTCAGAACGGGCGCTGGAGCCTCATCGGGCTGGCCATCGGAGGGCGGAGCACGCGCGACCCGACGGCGCCGTGCTGTGGCACGACGGCGGAACGGGCGGAGAACAGAATGTGCCGCCGACTGTGTCGGGGCGAACCGTGGCTTGTCGCGCGTTTCGCGCTTTGCGTAGGACCAGTTTTTGGCGGAAATCCGCGGAAAAGCTGGTGCCCCCGGCGAGATTTGAACACGCGGCCTACGGTTTAGGAAACCGTCGCTCTATCCGGCTGAGCTACGGGGGCATCGGGTCGCGCAATACCGCGGTCGTTGGCGACTATCAAGCGTGGGGCAAGCTTGGGGATCGCGCGGACGTTAAACCGGGCGCGAGTTGGTCAGGGTCGGATCGACCCGGTATCAAGGGCGGCGGGTATCGCGTGAATCCCCGCCGCCGCTTGTCGTGCAGTGCCGGCGGTTAGGCCTTGACGTGCTGCGAGATGTACTTGTTCATCTCGAACATCGTGCACTTGTCACGCCCGAAGACCTTCTTCAGCTTCTCGTCCGCGAGGATCTCGCGCTTGTTCTCAGGGTTCTGGAGGTTGTTGGCCTTGATGTAGACCCACACCTTGCTGATCACTTCGCTGCGCGGCAGCTTGTCGTTGCCGACGATCTCGCCGAGCTCGGGAGAGGGCTGAACGGGGGCGTGGATGCCGCCGGTCTTGGGAGCTGTAGCCAT